CCTTTTATATTATCGGGTATAGAAACATATCTAATATCTGCATCGTATTTGTTTGCTATAGCACTACCAACAGTTTGGAAGCTAACAGGTCTTCCGGTACCTACATTAAAAATACCTTTAGCATCTATGTCGAACATTTTTTCCTGTAGCTTACAGATATCCTCTACGCAAACAAAGTCTCTTTTATATTTTTCACTGTTTTCAAATAGTGTTATAAATCCGTTTTCTTTGGCTTGATTTGTAAATTTAGTATATGGGCTTGCCATATCACCTTTTTGTAATTCTCCATTTTTACCGTATACGTTAAAATATCTAAATCCTTGTATAGTAATTTGAAATTCGTCTATAAATTGGTTTATGAATCTATCAAACAAGTATTTTGACCATGCATATGGAGATTGTGGATATAACGGCCCGTCCTCTGTAAAGTGTGTTGTATTGCCATACACACTTGCACTTGAAGCATATTGAAAATTTGTACCAAAGTTTTCGCATACTTGAGCTAGGCGTACACTAAATTCAAAATTTTGTTCTAGTATTTGATTTACATCTGTGTATGTAGTAGAACTAATTGCTCCAGTATGTATACACCAATCGTAATTTTCTGTGCTAGGAATAACATTTGGCATATATTCCCAGCCTTCTACTTCATGTCCTTTTGATTGCAAATATAGGGCAATATTTGACCCTATAAATCCTTTATGTCCTGTTACTAATATTTTCATTTACTTTTCTCTATAATATCTGTTGTACTAAATCCTTTTACTGTAGGAATTATTTTTACAGGAGCAAGGTCGTGTCCAACTACAGTTTCAACAGTATAATCGCCGCCTTTAACAATCATATCAGGATTTAGTTTTTTAATTAATTCGTATGGTGTATCTTCGTCAAATACGATAACCTCGTCTACCCAAGACAGCATTTCTAACTGTTCTTTGCGAACTTGTTGCGGGTTAATTGGTCTATCTTCACCTTTTAGACGCTTTGTACTAGCATCACTATTAATACCAACTATTAATTTTTCTCCTAATGCACGAGCTCCTTTTAATAAAGTAAAATGACCTCTGTGCAATATATCAAACACACCGTTTGTAAAAACAACACGTTCCTGTAAATCCTCTAATTTTACAACGTAAGTACCAACGTGTCTGACTGATTCTGTTGCACCTTTTACTGCTAACTTTAAACTAGATTCGTAGTCCTTACCGAGCGACAAACCGTAAACAAAAGTTGCTAAGAAACAATCACCTGCACCAGTAACGTCACTTACTTCAACAGACTCAGGAATAACATTATATAACTTATTGTTTATAGTTGCTGTAATTTTTTCACTTGCATCAGTTAAAATTATATTTCCTGTATAGTTATTAAAGCCAAATACTTCATATTCTTTTTTATTTGGTTTTATTAACCAAGCGCCTTCATAAAAACTGCAATGTTTTTTTGGATCTACTATAACTTTACAATTATATTTGTTTAAATGATTTATAATTTCTTTTGAATGTTTCAAAACACCTTTGTTATAGTCACTTAATATTACAATATCGAAAGCAGTAAAATCTTTTTCTAGAATCATTTCAAGAGTTTTATCGCCATCTGTTTCAAAATCTTGATCAACTCTTGTAACATAATGTCCGTCACAAAGAACTCTAGTCTTAATACATTTAGGCCAAGATAAGTCTAATAGATCTACATCTACTCCTAAGCTCATTAGATTTAAATACACATTATTTGCGCCGCCCCATTGCTCCCAACTGTCTTGCTGAGCAACTACCGGAACAGGAGCTTCGGGACTCAACCTTGTTGAAGTACCGATAATATATTTGTCAATTATTACATCGCCAATAACTAAGACTTTCATGCTTTATTATACTTTATTTTTTGTCAACTGTCAAGTAAGTTTACTACATCAAAAACAGTTTTTAATTTTGTTATGTTTGATTTTTTGTTTAATGTATTTTGCAAACCGTAGTGTAATGGTTTAGGCCATTTTGTAAAACTTACCCAAGCATATCCATCATGTTCATGATTTAATTTAGGAATAAATTCGTTAGGAACAATACACAGATAAGTATGGAATTTGAATTTTGTATCGTTTGAAATAAAAGTTTCTAAAGGAATAGTTTTCTTAATTGAAATATCACCTATTTCTTCTTCTATTTCTCTACGCAATCCTTCCCATGGAGTTTCAGTAACTTCATTAGTACCACCTACGAGTCCCCAAACATTAGAACGCTTACTATTTGCTCTATGTAAAAATAAAAAACGATTTGTATCTAAGGTATAAAATAATGCACCACTGCAAACAATGTCCTTCATATAATTAATTATTTAATTATACGATTCTCCAAGTGCCATCTGAGTAGTCACCTTCCCAAGACTTAACCCATTGCGAGTCAGTCCATTTGTATTGAATATTGGTATTTAAATTAGTAACAAAAGTATCTTGTGTTACACTACTTGCATCAAAAATAATGTGCCAAGCATTTCCGTCCCATTCGATTATATCGTATGCAGATGCAACAAAATCAGTATTATCTCCGTTTTTCCATGCATTTGCACCATCTACGTTATCAACATCACCTATTGGTCCTAATAGTAATAGTCTCAAACCTGTTTTGCTTGTATCTGTTTGTGGATTGTATCTTGTGGGATCAATCACATAATCAATTGTAGTTCTATCACCTGTAGGTCCTGTTATGACAGTGTCAGCAGGTGTTGTTTCGTCATCTATGTTTAATAACAATCTTGTTTCGTCTGCTGTATCAATAGTTACTGTTCCAGTAATTTCAAAACCATTATCTCGTTGTAATCTTATTTCTGTAATGCCAGGTTCGTATACTACAGTTGGCATAGCATTCATATATGACGTCCAAGTATCTGTTCCGACCTTGCCTGCACGAATTAACCTTGCTACATTGTTAATTACTTCTATATCATAATTCAAATAACTTGTAGTAACTAGTGTATCTTCTGTTGTAAGATATGCATCTTTTGTTGTATCTGGCACATCTTCATTAACCGGTATAGGTTCACTAGACAAAGACTGGGCGTATGCTGTTTCATCAATATTAACTTCTAAACCAGTATCAGCGAACACAGCCGTTATAATGTTTGTTATAACTCCAAGTTTTTTTACTTTTGCAGGTGGACTTATAAAGATAGGTGCTTGTAATCCTATAGTTGCTACATCAATTTCTGACTCTGTACCTGTAGGAATGCTCCTTGAACTAAAATTAATATTTTCTATATTAAGCACAGAAATACTTGTCCAATCTATATAATTGTCTGTAGTTTGAATTTCTAAACTAGGATTAAACAACATAAGTATTTGTTCTAATATTTGTAATTTTTGATCAGTGTTTGTAGTCCATAAGTCTACACTTACACTCAATGTATAAGGTGTAGGCATAAGTCTTTCTACAGTATAATTTTTTCCTTCTTTATTAAGGTATTCGTTATTATTAGCATCAAATGCACGTTCTCTAATATTAAGTTTATTGACGTAACTACTATCACTAATTCGTGTAGTATCCATCTCTAGGCCAGTAATATATACAGCCATTCTCGGAGCACTTGGTATTTTATTTTCAGAGTTATCTCTAAGAATAGAACCAACTTGTCTAGTTAAATCACCGTATGTCACAGGAACTGTAGTTAAGTTACCTTTGCCGTCTTTATATCTAAATGTACCAAAGACACGCATAATTTGTGTTACATATCTTCTTACTTGTCCGTCATAAAAGTGTTGCATTAATTATCCGCCTTTGGTTTCAGTGCTTGAGATAGTGCCTGTCGTTCTGTAACTGTTTCACCGCCTATTACAGAAGAATTGTTATTGTTTATAAATGTACCTTTAAGGTTATTAGCTTCATCAGCACCGTATAGGACTGCACGTCTAACATCGTGTACTTTTATCCATTTATTATTTTTAAATTGGAAAAGTCTATTTGGCAAAAAATCAGTTCTTAAAAAATAGTCTAAGTTTTCCGCGTTTTCAGGAAATGCTACACCAAAACTAAATGGTGCACCATTTGGAGCAAGAGAATCTGCAAATATATAACCGGCATATCCTAACTTTGCAGGTAACATTGGTGTAGATAATCCTATATCATCTTTAGTTGCAGTGTTTATTTCTACAACACCTTCGTTATCTATTTGTAAACTAAAATAATTTGAAATGTCATATCCGCTCTTTTGAGTGTTTGTTGTTGCTTCAGTTATAACTGCCTGAGATATTTGCATTTCTTTTTCATATGTAGACAACAAGTCTCTGAGTGTATCACCTTCTGGTGCTTCCTCATCTGCTGGTAAATCTAATATGTCTTTAAATTCTTGACCATCGTATATCTGTTTTAGTTTAACTCTATATAAATGCGGCCACCATGTTTGTGAAAAACCTTCTGCAGCTCTGTTTATATCTTCAACAACATAAAATCTTTTAAGTGCTAGACTAAAATTGTTTTCTGCATATTCGTCTACCAAATGCGGAAGTTCAAATACATCACCAGGCATAATTTTTCTTCCTAGTGTTTCTACGCTATCTTTGATATGAATGGTCATAAACAATGTGTCATTACTTAAAAATAATCCGAACTGAGATAAATCAAAATCAATATCTTGAACATTATAAATACCGCGAACTCTGTAAATATCTTTATCATACTTTCTATCTCTATTTTCTAAAAATAGCATATCTTGTATTTGTGTATGATCTTTAACAGTAGTACCATCGTCGGTACCTATGTATTTGTAAATATGAACGTCTGTGCCGCCAACAGTAAACATTTCAGAGATTTGTCTGTCTAAAAACTTGTAGTCTTGGCCTCGTTCTGGCTTATATAATGATAGTCTTGGCATACGTATATTTATCCGACGGATAAATACTAGTGGAGAAAACAAATATGACAGATTTAGCAACAAAGAAAAAAGAGGTGTTTGATTATGTTCATGCAATGCTTGGGGGCGGCATGATTGATGTTGAATTAGACCCTATCCATTATGAAACTGCTTTAGAAAAATCATTAACACGTTTTAGACAAAGATCTGATCATGCTGTTGAAGAATCATATCTTTTTATAGAAACTATAATAGATCAAAATGAATATACTCTTGCTAAAGAGGTTATGGAAGTAAGAAAAATCTTCAGACGAAGTGTTGGTTCAAGAACAGGTGGCGGCGATGGCGGAACAATCTTTGAACCATTTAATCTTGCTTACACAAACACATATTTGTTAAGTTCTTCTAATCTTGGAGGATTAGCAACATATGATATGTTTAGTCAATATCAAGAATTAGTAGGACGTATGTTTGGATCATTTATTGAATTTAAATGGAATTCAACTACAAAAAAATTAACATTACTTCAACGTCCTAGAACGGACGAGACATTATTGTTAATGGCATACAATTATCGACCTGATGAAAATATTTTAGACGATTACTTAGCAAAGCAATGGATAAAAGATTATACCTTAGCGGCATGTAAGTTTATGTTAGGAGAAGCAAGATCTAAGTTTGCAACTATCGCAGGTCCACAAGGCGGTTCAACATTAAATGGGGATACATTAAAAACAGAAGCAATGGCAGAAATGGAAAAATTAGAACAAGAAGTTTCAACTGCTGTTCCTGGAGGGCAAGGTTACGGATTTTTGATAGGATAGACACATGTTTATGAAAATAAACTCCGCCAAGGACGTACCTGGTTACACAGATATTAATCAACATAATTGTTATAAAGAACTAGTAAAAAAATTACCAAATAAGCCAAAAATTTTAGAAATAGGTTGTTTATATGGCAGAAGCACATGGGGGTGGCTTGATGCATTGCCACATGATGCAAGTTATTTTGTATTAGATAATTTTAAAAGTAAAACAGTTAATCATACTAAAATAAAAAAATTACAAAAATTTAATCAAAGATATATTTTTGATAACATAATTAAACAACATCCTAATAATAAAATTATAAAAACAATATGGGAAATGAATGGAAAAGATTGGATTGAAGATCTTTTTACGGCAGATTGGGACTTAGTATATTTAGATGACGACCATTCTTACGAAGTTGTTTACAATTGGTTGGTGCTTTTTCAAAATGTGAAAATAGTATGCGGTGACGACTATTGCTTAAACCATATGGGTGTTGTAGAAGCAGTAGACGAGTATGAAAGTAAGTACAATGCATACAAACAAATTCATAAATCTTCAAACTTTTTTGTACTAAAAAATACTTGACTTTCTATAACTTTTAGTATACAATTATACAAATACTTGAGGTTTATCTTTATGAAACTATTAGTCATAGGTCACGGCAGGCATGGTAAAGATACCGTCTGTGAAATATTGCAAGAAAAATACAATTTAAGTTTTGAATCTAGTAGTAGATTTTGTTCTAAATTATTCATATATGATATGTTAAAAGACAAATACGGATACAAATCAGAAGAAGAATGTTATGCTGATAGGCATCAACATAGGGCAGAGTGGTATGATGCCATCTGTGATTATAATGCAGGTGATGGAGCAAGATTAGGAAGAGAAATATTTAAAGTACACGACATATATTGTGGGCTCAGAAACAAACGTGAATATTTTGCTATGAAAAATACAAATGTTTTTGACTATGCTATTTGGGTAGATCGCATTGACCATCTTCCTCCTGAATCAAAAGATAGTATGAGCTTAGAACAATGGATGGCTGATTTCACTATAGACAATAATAATAGTTTAGAAGAACTAGAGTTCAATACTACTCAACTTATTGAAAATTTAAAAGTCAGGAGTTAAATCTCCCTGCTTCCAT